CTACTTGAGCTTGTTGAATTTCGCTAGCTTCACGCAAACGACGAGCACGGCGACTTTCGGCCATGGCCATAGTTGGATTATTCAATGCTTGTTGAGCTTGGGCTATTTGTTTGTCAAGATCGGCTTTTTGTTGTTTTAATGCCTGAAGTTGATCTTGTTTTGCTTTTTGATTTTGTCGAATTTCTACGGCTTGCATACCAGCAAGCTGTTGAGGAGTTTGCTGTGGTACAGATCCTGCAGCAGGAGCAACAGCTTGAGTTGCCAACGCCTGCTCCATCATGACTAATTTCAAATAACTTGGATTGTGCTCACTGCGATGAAACCCTGGGGTTCTGCGATGTTCAGCAATTAAATTACGAACACGTTTGAGCATTCCACGGGCTTGGGCCTGTGTAATTTGGTCAAATTTAATGCTATTACCAAAGTAACTTTCGAATACTTTAGCGGCTTGTTTTGTTGGGCTGACTACGGCCAGTTCGTTGAGTTTCATTGTCAAATCCTCGTTGTTGAATATATTTAGCCCAGTTTACACATTTGGTTAATTGATTTTCTAGCAATTTTTTCTGTATAATCTTGCTTTCTAGCTTGGTTAAAATAGTCTCGCGCAATTGTGGATTTTGACTGCGGTCGCCTACTGCGGCTCTAGCATTAATATCTTGTGTTAGTGCGGTTAATTTTGTATCTACGGTTAATAGTTCAAGAGCAGTATTATAGGCCTTATTTTTATCGGCTATACACCAGCTAAGGGCTGTTCTTGTGCTGCTAAAAATTCCAACATCTGTGGCGCTACACATTACTCTATATCCAGGGCGCTGTGGTTGTATACGATAGTGTCCAAATACTTCATATTCGCCGTTGTCATTTTGCCAGATAGTGTTAGGCATAATGTCGCGAAATTCTTGATGAAATAATTGTTTAAATTCTTGGTCAGGAGTCATTTAATTACGTAATGAGAAATAAGATAAATTGTTGAAGCGGATAAAAAGCTAATAATTCCAATGCCCCAGCTGATTAGTCTATCTGTATTTTTTTCACTTAATTTGCTTACACTGGCCTTGACTTCTTGGACCATGTCACAAAGATGAGCGATATTTACACCCATAGCTGACATTTTGTCTTCCAACGCATTATAGCGTTCGGCACACAGTTCCACGTGGGCTTCTAGGCTTTTCTTTTCAATTTCTGTAGCTTCAACGGTCATTGTGTAATCTCCATTACGTATTTATGGAAATAGGTGCAAACCATATATTCTGTTGGGCGCCCTTTGTAACCAACACCTTTTCAACATCTGGGTTGTTATTGAGCTCGCGCAACATTGGAACTCCGCTGGCATCTGCTCGTAGCACTGCTACCGGGTCCTCAGATGATCCGTAAATTCCGTCGGACTCGGTTTCAAATTCAAACATCCATCGTGTGCCAGTTAGATCCTGTACAGGATCTGTCAATGAAAATAACTGTGTACGTAGACTTAAAATTTGTGTAAGTGTTTCCCAATTTCGTTGTTGATTGCGGCTACGATTCCAGGATTCTTCGTCTATAATAGATTGTCCTGCTCGATCTTGAAAAGGCATACGTGCAGATTTACAATGTCCTGTAACACCAGTTGCTGTAATATCAAACAGGGTTTGGCAAACGTATTTCATTGTTCTTTTTGACTTAATTCGTAGAGTATTTCTACCTGTTCACAAAGACGGTCGAGCTCTTTATTTGTTTTACGGGCACCAAATATATTAACCCAACGCTTTTCACGCTCTAATTCTTTTAATTCCATTTGTAACTTAGGGTCTTGACTGTATAGTTCTCGTTGAGTAGATCCGGGACGACGAGCGTATACTGTGCGCCCACCGTCGGGACTTTCGTATATGGTTACTTCTGTAATTTTATCTGAGGCCATGCTAGTATTTAACTACAAAAAACAAGTCAACAAAAAACCTGCCGGAGCAGGTTTTTGTTTTAACAAAGTCAAATCTAATCGATTAAACGTTTGTGAATGTGCCAGAACTAGTAACGTTAGCAGTTGGAACACCAATACTTGCTGTGTTAGCTGTTTGAACTTGAGCAACAAACAATGCAGCATTAGCATATGCACCTGTTGGATAAACCGCAAAGTTGATAACTTGTGGGTTTGGACCAACTTGAGCGATAGCTACTGTAGCGATCTGTTGAACTGCTTGGATAACGTTTGCAACGTATTGATTAACGCCACCTTGAGTAGCCAAACTTGCATTAGCTGTTACGCTGAAGAAGTCTAACTTAGGACCAGCTGGGTTAAATGGGCCTTGAGCAGCAATATTAGCTGTTTGTGCAACTGGTCCGTTTAATACGTCGGTTGCGAATACTGGTTGTGATCCGCCTGATACGGGGGTAATGAATGCCATGATAAATCTCCTTAATATATGACCACAATGGGTCTGCTTGTATTTACCATTTGGGGTAAAAAAAGAGAGTTAGGCGGGTTGTTTAGGGTTGTTTAGAGCGCGATTTGCCGCAGTAAATCCGCCAGCAAGACGATTTACAGCCTTAGCAATACCCGCATCTGTGGCCATAACCCAACCTTCTTGGCCCGGATGCTGTAGATCTAATTGACCCAACAAATCCATCTTGACCATGTGTAATAATTCCCAAGCTTCAAATGCAGCAGTCATACCTACAATATTACTGCGCGGACTTTGTAGATATTCTGTAATATTTTTAAATTTTGGTGCAGTTGTATTATCATATAACCAGGTTGCAAATTGATCCATTAATTGATCAAAATTAGTTCCCACGCGACTATTAATATAATCTATGCATAGCTTAGGCAAATCAGTAATTTTTAAAGCTCGAAGATCTGCAGGATTAAACAATTGGTCAATTACGGCTCCTTGTGATCTATAAAGTGCTCGTAGTTGTTTAACCATTTGAGTTTCTGGTCGAATATTTTCTTTGGCGTATACTGGTTCTAACAATAATAATCCCGGAACTGTTTTAAATTTAAAATTACCAATGGGCTCTTTTGCGGCTCCTGGCTCTGTATATTTTGTATGCATACCCAATCCAACTTCACTGGCACCAATCCGTTGTCCTATCTCGCTAGCAGCCGGAATTTTGTATTCTATTAGATTGGGTTTAAAAACATAATTTCCAGTTTCTAAAGGAGGAGTATTAATGTACAATAGATCGCCCTGAAAGAATCCACGATAATTTTTAGGAACAGCGGCATCTAACAAGGGCCAAAGTCGATCATATATAGGAGCAAGTGTTTGAACTCGAGTGGCTTTTTTGGGCTCTTTGTCGTTGGCATCTCTGGCGGCTAAATGTTTACGCACCTGTCTTGGACTTGTAAACAAACCATTATAGCCCCGGGCTGTAAACCCTGCAACATCAGTTAATATAAATGTTCCGTTGATGTCTCGACCAAATACTAGTGCAGGTTTACCATCCCATTTGACTGTGGTAGTTTTTCCTGTGTTAGTTGATGCATGTTTTACAATGTCTAATGCCCGTTTAATACCGGCACTACCATTGCGGAATACAAGATCTTCAAGATGTTCGATACCTTTGGCTTGGCCGCCTTGTACTTGAAGTTTGGTATCGGCTTCAATTAATTTTTGCATGCCTTGGTTAACAATGCGATCACGTAGTCGAGCTAAGAAGTTTACGTCACTGTATTCAATATATGGATTAGTGCCTTCCATAGTATCTTCTAAGAAGGGTAAACCTTCGCGTTCCATGTGCTGTTTAAAGTCAGCAAGTTTAGCATCTCGTTGGGGGTCGGTGCTAAGTGCCTGTAGAATTGTTTCTACACTGGCCAAATCTTGACGAGTAGCAGTTCGGTTTAATAATAGTTTGGCCACCTTGTCTGGATCATCTGTTATAAGTTTATTAGTGGACCGATCGGCAATACCAGCAAGTTGATTTAACTTGTAGCCCATTGACTTGGCAATTGAATTCATCAATACATTGCGTTCACGACCTTTGTATTTGCTGTCAGCTGGCATAGCACCAAGCACAAACTTTGACCAGGGTACATTTTTAAGGAACATAAAGTCTGATTGTACATAACCCAAATCAGGACGGCCGTTAATTGGAGTAAGAAAGTGTACTGCGGTGCCAGATTTTTTTACATAGTCTTCGGGTTTAAATCCGTGACTAGCGGCCCATTGCTTGAGTCTATACTCTAATTGATCTTTGGTAACTTGACTAGCATCCACAGCAATATCCAAATCGCCCGATGTATCTTTGATTCCGGTAGATCCAAGTGTGTTGTTTTGTAGATCAAGTCCTGGTACTAATTCTTCTAACCAGGCTAGAGTACTTTTTACATCAGTTTGATTGATACGTTGTGTGACAGAGCGACCATTGGCGTCTTTGAATACGTTGCCGCCTTCGGATATTATTTGCATCAGTTTAGTCCTAATTCTTTTCTTAATTGTATCTTTTTAACAGGATCTTCTGCCGCCATGGTTCTAATTTGCTCAATGGTACTAGATGGTATCAAATAAGATAACAAAGGAGAACCAGAGTTTGCTGATGGTCGATTTTGTCCATTCTTTGCTTTTGTTTCGGCTGACATTTTTTGCATAACCCGAGCTAGTTGCAACAAATAATTTTGTACAGCTTGTTGATTTGTTTCGGGATTGTCTCGAGTTTTTAACACAGCATCCAACGCAGGATCCAAAACTGGGCCATTTTCGCGATGAGCTGCGTCAACCGTCAAGTTAATATTTGTTCCAGGAATTCGAGTGGTGGTTTTTTTGTCAACCCACTTTAAAAAACTTTGTTTATATGTTTCCAGTGTAACGGTTGGTTCCTGAGTAGCTTCTTCAATGTCTGACTGCATATCTTCAATCTTGCCGCGGGCTGGGCCAAACATTTTTTCCATATCCTGTCCGGTCTTGCTGGCAGCAAGTTCAGAACTCATTTGTCCCGGGGATGCACCAGTTGAACTGGGTATAGACTTTGCTGTTTGCTCCCACTCTGATGCCAACTTTTGTGCCCATTGCGTTGTAGCTTGCTGGGTGACTTTAGCTGTGGTACCTTGATTTTTTGCTATCTGTCCTCGATAGTACTGATCCATTCCAGCACCGGCGGCAGTAGGACTAGTTAAGCCTTCTGGTTGATCCAGTATGGCGCCTAGTTTTTTAAAAGGGGAAGTTACGGCACCAGCAATATCACTACCAATGGTTTTTAATATACCTTCTCGAATTTGAGTTATCTCATGAATTTGCATCGGTGCGTCTCACTGTGCGGGTAAACTTGCCGGGATCGCGCTGATTAATAGCGTTAAGTAGTTTACGCTGTAGATTCTGAGCATCTTCAGTGCTATAACTTTCATCAATTTGCTCTAGCAAGCGTATAGCACTGGCAATTACATTAGCGGCGCGATTTTCAATAACATGGCGCTGATCTCGCTCAATATACATTGAGTCTAATTCTTCTAATAAACTACGAGTTTTCTTTTGCATTTTGGGTCCAGAACCTTTTTATTATTTATTTAATTATAGTACATACTGTCCTTAAATACAAGATGGATACATTTTGCGTTTTACCTTGGTATAGCTCAGAGCTACCTGCTAACACTCCTTGTTGTTTACTTCCTCAAAATACCAATATTAACCAGTTAAAAAATGATTTATTAGCCGGAATTAAATCGCCAGCTTGTTCAAAATGTTGGACTATAGAATCAATTGGACAAAAAAGTAGAAGGCAACTGGAAAATGAATTCTTAGACTATAAACTTGATCGTGATTTACATTTAATAAGACACGATTGTGCTACAACTCAAGTTAAACCTGTAGTTTATCAAATAACCACAAGCAATCTTTGTAACCAGGCCTGCGTATCCTGCGGAAGTCTAGCTTCATCTAAGTGGGCAGAGGTTGAAAGAAAAATGGGTGTAACCCCAATAAATTTAACCGAAATCAATTTAAAAGAAGCAGATATTAATTATTCTTCTGCTCGACGTATTAGTCTACTAGGTGGCGAGCCATTTTTTGATCCGACAACATTTACCATATTAGAAAAACTTGTAGAACATAAAAATACCGATTGTTTTATATCAATTATAACCAATGGCAGTATCAATTTAAAACAAACGCGATTAGATTTATTATCAAAATTTACAGATTTAAATATTTGTATAAGCGTCGACGGATTTGGTCCTGTGTTTGAATATCTAAGATGGCCAGCAAAGTGG